CAAGCGGAAGTAGTGGAACATCTGCAACAAATGGTACAGGAGGAACAAGTGGTACAAGTGGTAGTTCAGGTTCATCTGCTACCTCAGGCACAACTGGTACTTCAGGAAGTTCTGGTTCTGCTGGAACAAGTGGAACAAATGGAACAGGAGGTACATCAGGGTCTAGTGGAAGTTCTGCCACCTCAGGAAGTTCAGGTACTTCAGGAAGCTCAGGGGTGAATGGTTCAAACGGAACATCAGGTACTGCAGGTTCAAGTGGAACTACTGGTACTTCAGGATCTACTGGAACTAGTGGAACAGCAGGAAGTAGTGGTTCAAGTGGAACATCAGCAACATCAGGTACCACAGGTACATCTGGAACAAGTGCTACAAATGGAACTGGAGGAACAAGTGGAACTTCAGGCTCTAGTGGTATTAATGGTACATCAGGAATAAATGGAACTAATGGAACTTCTGGTAGTAGTGGATCTTCAGGATCTTCTGCCACCTCAGGAACTAGTGGTTCAACAGGTACTTCTGGTAGTACAGGAACTTCAGGATCTAGTGGCACATCTGCTACTAGTGGTACCTCTGGCACATCTGCTACATCTGGTACTTCAGGAAGTAGTGGATCTAGTGCAACAAGTGGTTCTAGTGGTACAACTGGTACAACAGGTACATCTGGTAGTTCTGGAACTAGTGCAACATCTGGAACAAATGGAACTGGTGGTACTTCAGGATCTTCAGGCACAAGTGCAACTAGTGGAACTAGCGGAACAACTGGTACTAGTGGAACAACTGGTAGTTCAGGAACATCAGCAACCAGTGGTACTTCAGGTACTAATGGTACAGGTGGAACTAGTGGTTCATCAGGAACTAGTGCTACGTCAGGAACAAGTGGTACTAATGGAACAGGAGGTACAAGTGGTACATCTGCAACATCTGGAACAACTGGTACTAGTGGTACTAGTGCAACTAGTGGTACAAGTGCTACAAGTGGTTCTTCTGGAAGCTCTGGTTCATCTTCTACATCTGGTACCTCAGGTACTTCTGGTTTACAAGGAGATAGATATGCTACAACATCAGTAACATGTTTCACATTAGGTAATAGTGGAACTATCACTGTTGGAACAGGACTTGCTTACACTGTAGCTCAATCAATAATAATAGCTTTTGATGCTTCTAACTATCAGGAATCTGAAGTGGTATCCTATAATCCTGGTACAGGAGTTTTAGTATTTGCTGCACCAACAAGAACTGTAGGTTCAGGTAATCATTGCTCTTGGATAGTAAATATAGATGGTGCTACTGGAGGAAATGGTACTAATGGAACATCTGGTACATCAGCTACAGCTGGTACTAGTGGAACCACAGGTACAAGTGGAAGTAGTGGAACAACTGGAACCTCAGGTAGTAGTGGATCTTCTGCTACATCTGGTACAAGTGGTACAACAGGTACAAGCGGATCAAGTGGTATAAATGGAAGTAATGGAACATCTGGTAGCTCAGGTAGCTCAGCCACATCTGGTACCTCAGGATTAAACGGAAGTAATGGAACCTCTGGTACAACAGGTACATCTGGTACAACTGGAAGCAGTGGTAGTTCAGGAAGTGCTGGTACATCAGGAACACCTGGTACCTCTGGAACTTCAGGTACTACAGGTACATCAGGCTCTTCAGGAGTTAATGGTGCTAATGGAACCAATGGAACTAGTGGTACAAGTGGATTAAATGGAACATCAGGAACTACAGGGACTTCTGGTTCTTCTGGAATTAATGGTACTAGTGGTACTAGTGGTGTTAATGGTACTTCAGGTACAACTGGAACTAGCGGTAGCTCAGGAATTAATGGTACGTCTGGTACAACAGGTACAAGTGGATCATCAGGAGTAAATGGTACAAATGGTACAAGTGGAACTACTGGTACCTCTGGTACAACTGGTACTTCGGGTACTAGTGGTGCTAATGGAAGTTCGGGAACTAGTGGCACTTCTGGAATCAATGGTACTTCTGGAACTACAGGCACAAGTGGTAGCTCAGGAATTAATGGAACTTCAGGAACCTCAGGTATAAATGGTACGTCAGGAACAACTGGTACTAGTGGTTCATCTGGTATTAATGGTACATCAGGTACTAGCGGTGTGAATGGAACTTCTGGAACCACAGGTACGAGTGGTAGTTCAGGTATAAATGGAACTTCTGGAACAAGTGGAATAAACGGAAGTAATGGTACATCTGGAACCACTGGAACAAGTGGTACAACAGGAACATCAGGAACGTCAGGAGTTAATGGAGCAAACGGTACTAATGGTACAAGTGGCACATCAGGAGTAAATGGAACATCAGGCACAACTGGGACTTCAGGTTCATCAGGAGTGAATGGAACTAGTGGTACAAGCGGTATCAATGGTTCAAATGGATCTAGTGGTACATCTGGTATAAACGGTTCAAACGGTTCTTCTGGCACTAGCGGCATTAATGGATCTAATGGTTCATCAGGAACTAGTGGAATAAATGGAACTAGTGGTACAACTGGAACTTCAGGTACTTCTGGTATAAACGGAACTAGTGGTGTTAATGGTACGAATGGTACATCAGGAACTACAGGAACTTCTGGTTCTTCTGGAGTAAATGGTACTAGTGGAATTAATGGCACTAGTGGAACCTCAGGTATAAATGGTACATCTGGTGTAAATGGTACAAGTGGCACGTCAGGTATTAATGGGACATCAGGAACCTCAGGTAGCTCTGGAGTAAATGGTGCTGCAGGTACATCTGGAACTAGTGGTACTACAGGAACATCAGGTACGACTGGAACCTCTGGAACATCAGGAACTACTGGTACATCAGGAACCACAGGTACAAGCGGCACATCTGGATTACAAGGTAATAAAGGTGGACTATTATATACATTTAGTACATCAATAACAGGAGCAACTGCTTCTGGAATATTTAGATTTAATAATGCAACTATTGGATCTGTCACATCTGTAGTAATAAATGGTACAACAACTGATGGTGCAAACGTTCTTTCTTATTTAAGTGCAATGGGTAATTCACTTTCTACACCTAAAGGATATATAATTGTAGAAAGTAATACTAATGGTGATAACACTTATGCAATATTTTCAGTTACTTCAGTTTCAACAACAAGTGAGGTTGCTTACACTGTAACTTATTCATCAGGTACATTACCAAGTAATAATGAAGTTTGTGTAATTAGTTTTGATAGATCAGGAAATCCTGGTACTAGTGGTACTAGTGGAACCACTGGTACTTCAGGAACCACAGGAACTTCTGGAACATCTGGAGTTAATGGTGTAGGATATGCAGGACTTACTTCCAGTACCAATTTAACTATAAGTATTGGAGCAAAATCATTGACAACTAATTTATCAGCTACTGCTACAGCATTTACAGTGGGAACTAGAATTAGAGTGGCTTATACTAGTGGTCCAACTACACTTTGGATGGAAGGTGTTATAACATCTTTTTCTGGAACTACGCTTGCTTTTACTTGTGATATACTTGCTGGTGGAAGTAGTTTTACAAGTTGGACTATATCTATTGCAGGTCAATATGGTAGTAGTGGAACCTCTGGTACTAGTGGTGGTGGTTTAAGTAAAAGTATAAACTCTGTTTCTGTAAATACAACAGCAGGTTCTACAGCAAGTACAGATTATTTTTACTTTGGTTCAAATACAATAAATGTAACATTACCAACAGCAGTGGGTAATACAAACTACTATAGAATAAAGAATGTAGGAACAGGAGTAATAACGATTAACACTACATCCTCACAAACAATAGATGGAAGCTTAACAGCCCCTATAAAAGTTCAATATTTATCATTAACATTAATTAGCAATGGTGCTAATTGGAATATTATATAATTATGGCATATACACCTGTCTCCCCTGCGTCTTATTTCCACTTGGTATCAGCAGCAAGTACAAACCCAACAGTTATTAAAGCAAGTGCAGGAACTGTTAATGGATGGTACATTTATAATTCAAATGCTTCTGCCAGAAAAGTTGCATTTCAAAATATTGCTACAACACCTACAGCAGGTTCAGGAGTGGTGTATTCTTTAGTGATACCACCTTTATCAGCTGTTAACGTTTCTTTACCTGATGGTATAACATTTTCAACAGGTATTGCAATAACAACAACAACAGGGCTTGCTGATTCAGATGCAACAGCAGTTGCATTGAATGATTTAATAATTAACATATTTTATAAATAATATCATGGCAAATTTACAACCTACAAACGTAATTACTTATCCATTAACTTGGGAAGCAAAATCTATAGAGATAACAGTTAATGCTTTTCCATTATTTCCTCAAACAGTGGAAGTGTTTTGGAAACTTATTGGAGATTCAAATTCATTTAGTGGTTCTACAACAATACCAAACAGTGTAGTTTCTCAATGGGGAACTGATGATGCTGTAATACAAGCTTATGTACTAAGTGAACTAGGATTGTCAGAAGCACTAGCTCCTGTAGTTATTGAAACATCTATACAAGAAGAAACAACAACAGAAGAACCTATAATATAATATGGCAGTAAAGTATTGGTATAGACCTGGTAATGGTAGTTCTAATTTTAACACAGCTGGATCATGGTTTCTTGGACCAGGCGGTACAGGTGGTGCTACAACAACACCTACAAGTGTTGATGATGCTATTGTTAATGCTGCATCAGGTAGTGGTACATTAACCATTTCAGCTACTGCTGCTTGTGCTAGTCTAAATATATCCGCTTTTACAGGAACATTAGCAGGAGCAAGCGCATTAAATATTTCAAGTGCAGCATTAACTAATGCAACAGTTTTAAGTTTAGGAGGGACTTATTCTTATACTGGAACTATTACATTAGCAGGTTCTGCTACAAATGGTTATATTTATGCTAATAGTAAAACACATCTTGGACCTGTAATTATTGGTGCAGGATAATAATAAAAAAGAAGCTCCTAACTAAGGAGCTTTTTTATTTCTTCTATCACCATCTCTGGTGTTACACTCTTCTGACATTCAAACTGCCTGTCTGTTCCTTTAAATACAGGACACCAGTCCCAATCTCCTTTATCAAATGTATATTGTGGATCATTCCAACATCCATGGCATACATTTGTATTTATAGGTCTATGGCATGTAAACTCATGATGCTTATCAGTGAAGTTAGAGATCATTACCACTTCTTTGTTAAGGGCCCATGCTAACCAGCTAAGCCCACTAGATAGTCCTATGAAGAAAGCACTCTGCTCTATACATTCTATTGTACTATTCATTGAGTTGTCAAGTAATCCTTGACAGTTGTCAAAAGGATTCTTTTCTAATGATGTATTCATAATTTCATATCCTTCATTATGTAAATAGTTAATCACTTCTTGCCAATTCTCTTTAGTCCAGAATTTACAACCAGCTGTACTATTAGTTGCTATTGTTACTAACTTCTCATTAATAAACCCTGAATACATTGATAGTATTCTAGGTTTGATTTCTTTATAAGGAAGACCTAGAATGTTTGTAGCTGTCTGCTGTAAAGGAATAGTGTTAGGAAGAACAGGTTCTTTGTTCTCATTATAGAACCAACCAAGTTTATACATAGCATATATGTTGTTAACAGGAATTCCTGGAGTAACAAACTCAAGCTCTGGATATTCATTCTCAAACAAGAAGTTCTTGAATGTACTTACAATCACATCACATTGATGTTTGATTTTGAATTCTAATGCATAGGGTATCCAAGCTATTGTATCTCCTAGAGATGAGCTATCAAAAGCTATATACACTCTCTTACCCTTCAGATCTAATATCTTATTATATACTTCTACACCATCTTTATATACCACAGTTCTCCAATTGGTATAATATTCTCTGTTAACTTTTATCCAATGATTACATTTGATAACATCACGGTGAACTAATTCTTTATCATCATAAAACTCTACAAGAAAGTCACTAGTAGATGTACCAGTTATCTCTAAGAATGGTTGGCCTACGAAGTGTTGTATGATATTATAATCTTTTACGTCATTTTTGTGTGGAATAACAGACATTGCTTTCTTATATAGATTTAAATTGTTCTTAGCAAAGTCTTCAGATGTATTATCTGTAGGAACATCATATTTCATTAAGAGCCCTAATGTTGGAGAGTTTAAGTCTACACTCTCTGCTATATAATTAGTATACATATCTTTATATTGTGGAAGATTTTTAGCTATTATAGGTAGGCCATAACTTACAGCTTCTTTAAGTACAATAGGATTACATTCCCATGTGCTGTTAAACATAAACACATCAGCAGCTAACATAAAATGATGAATGTCATTACGTTCTCCCCATATCTTTACATTAAAAGGTAGATTATTCATAAGAGGTTCCCAGTAGTCTTTGAAATTACCAGCTTGGTTACCTATAAAGTGAAACATCACCTTAGGATATTTACGAGCTATCTCTAATCCTTCAGCTTGATTCTTACCAGGAGTCCAAAGTCCTACATTTATAACATGTCTAAGACCAAGACTCATACCTAAAAGTTCTTTATACTGTCTCTTTAATGTCTTAGATATTGGTTCTTTGTCTATAGGATATTCAATCACTTCTTTATATCCATCAAGACTGGCAAATGTATCTACATGATAAGGAGTACAGAATGCATATGCATCAGGTGTGAATATTTTACTAGCAGGATCAAAAGATACATCATGACATGTCTCAACTATTCTATACTTTCTACTAGGAGAATATAGTTTAGTAATCATTTCTCTATCCATTCTCTCAGACATTTCATCTATATGGATAACATCAGGATCGAATGCTTCAATGTGATTAAACAGTTCTAATTTGTTTTCAAATAATGTAGCAAATTTACCTGCTGGCATTAAATCCCTTATCTTATTTCTTTGTACAACAAAGTCTAAGCTGTGACATTGATATTCTATAACAGCTATCTCTATATCTGTATTAGCTTTCAAAGCTTCTATTCTCTTAACAAGAAACTGAGGCATACCACCTGTTGACAGGTGAGGAGCAAGGAACATTATTCTCATAGGTTTAGACATTTTAGACATCATTTTAGACATTGCTATAGGATCTTTCTCTCCATGTAAGAAGAATAAATCTTGTTCACTGGCTGGTAACTTAAACCATGATCTTACATACTTACCCCAGTTATCTTTATTATACACCTCATCTAGCTTATCAAGGCCAGCATTAGTATATATGTAAGGAAGACCTTCTAAGAATCTATGTTTCCATAATAACACATTTACTATTGTCTCCTCGTGATAAGGAGCATAGTATTGTGGATTCTTTAGTATCTCTGGGTGATTACACATCCAACTCCACTCATCTAAGAATGGTATAGTGTTATGACCAGCTACAAAATAACCAGTTTGTCTATACTTATCTCTAATAGATTGATCTACACCAAACAATTCACATGCTGGATGTTCTAATGTTTTAGATAGTTCAGTGCTCCCTCTTCCATTAATGAATAGGTAATCATATATACCTTCTGTGAAATATGGGAATTCAGAATTTATAGGGTGGTAGTTGAATATTCTATCTACATACTTAGTAGCTATAGAATCAGAATCTACATAACATACTCTCTTAGCAAAGTTCTCAAGAGCATGTTTAACTACAAGAGGTCTTTGAATTAATAGATTGTATATTCTAGAATCAGTTCTATCTATGTAAGTCTTTTTTGGTAAGTCTTCAATATCAGATTGCCAATATATAGTCTTTGCTCCAGGAACCTCACTATGACAATCTAACATATATACTAAAACAGGAATGTTACTCATCTTATTAAGACTTTCTACAGCAGCACATACAACACTGTAATAAGATGCATTTGCATATAATACGTACATTTTCTCTTCTTTTATACGTGTATGCGTATAATAGCCATAATATTGATTTCTATATATACAACTAAGCTCAGGATATCTTTCAAACATCATCTCATGTGTAAGGTCTGGTTGATGATGAGTTTCATGTATGTTACCCTCATGCTCTCCTTGTTCCATTTCATATGGTATGGCAACTAAACATTCTTTCTTTGTTGTAATGTTTCTGATTAAATTTATAGCAGCATCTGTAGGAATGTGTTCTAGCACATCTCCTAGAATGATGAAGTCATAATCAGAGATATCAAACTTAGTAATGTCTCCTACAAATACATTATCATATTTGTCTCTGAGCTCATACTTTTCAATGTATGGTTCATAGATTTCTACAGCATCCATTCTGTATCCTAATGAACGCAATAAGTCTGAATAAGTCCCTATTCCAGGGCCTACATCTAGTATTCTTTTACTAGTTGGAACGTTTTGAATAAACCATTCTTTCACTTCTTCTTTGAAGTAGGTAAAACTGTAAGGCATAGTGTTGATTTTAGAAATTCAAATGTACAAAAAATATATTTATCTTATGCTATATTATGCTAAAAATATATTTCAACTACTTCGTTATTCCAAATATAAATTTTATATTTGCTAGATATATAAATTGGTATAATCATTGCATCATTACACTCACCATCTTAAAGTGTGTATACACGTGCTGTAATAACACCCACCCTCCCTTATGGAAAACGCATTTGAAAAACAAGTAGAAAAAGAATTGAAAAGCATGGATCAACGACTATATGATCTAGAGGAGAAGATGACTTCTATAGACACTAAACTAACACAAGTTGTAGACGCTATCTTAGGTAATGCACTAACAAAAACAGGGGGATTTATTGCTGACTTAACTGAGCTGAAGGCCAAGATAAAAGATTTAGAAGATAAGATACAGAAACAAGAAGAGTTCAAAAAGAAATTTACTTGGACCGTAGGTATCATATTAGGCATTGGTGTACTACTTCAATACCTATCTACACTTTATAGAAATTTAAAAGCATGAGTACAAGAGAGAAGATAGATTTTTATTTAAACAAATGGGTGAGCAGAAAGCTTACTGTATTTGTTGTAGGTTCTGTTGGTCTTTTCTCTGGAAAATTAACATCATCTGATTGGGTTATAATTGCAGCAACATATATTGCTATTGAAGGAGCAACAACTATTGTAGAAAAATTAATGAAAGCTAGAGGAGGTATATCATGATCTTAGAATTAAAAAGAAAGATATTTACAGATGATTCTACAATAGGAGAGATATCTATTGATGGAGAATTTGTATGTTATACATTAGAGGATAAAGTGAGAGATGTTAAGATACAGAATGTAACAGCTATCCCTTATGGAAAATATGAAGTGATTATTAACTTCTCAAATCGTTTTCAAAAATACATGCCTTTACTTCTTAATGTTCCTAACTATGCAGGTGTACGTATTCACCCAGGAAATAAATCTGCTGATACAGAAGGTTGCATACTTGTAGGAAGTTCTAAGTCATTAAACTTCATTGGTAGCTCAAGAGTTACATATACTAGCTTGTTTGCAAGAATGAAGAAGATAGAAAAGAAAGAAAAGATATTTATAAACATCACTAAGTAATGATAGTAAACTATTTAAAAGATCAATACTTAGCGGTGATCATCACCGTTATCTGGCTATTCTTTACACTACATTCTCAACAAAAGACTGCTGTCCTATTAGAACAAACTAAGAAACTAGAACGTAATATACTTGTTCTTGAAGAAAAAGATCATGAGTCTAGTAGAATTATAGATAGCTTATCTAGAGTGGACACACTCATAGTTAATAGAATTAAAATCATCAAACAAAAAGAATATGTACAAATTAGGATTATTGATAGCTTGCCTGTTAGTGGGCTTCAAAGCTTCTTCACAGATCGTTACTCAGAAAAATGATTCTATTGTCACCCTTAATGAAAATGTTGCTAGGAAGGTTGCTACTGATCTTGTACGTTATGATTTTGCTAAGAATATTATCAAAGAGCAAGAAGTTAGAATAAAGAACTACCAGAACAAAGAGGTTGAGTTTAATAACAAACTAGATATAAAAGATTCCATCATATTCTATCAGAAGCAGATGATTGATATCCACAAAGAGATTATCAAGAATAAGAAACCTTTTGAGGTGCATGGATATCTTGGTGTTCAATCAACACAGTTTACATTAAGAGAACCTACATTATATACAAACCTAATGCTTGAATTCACAAGATTCAATATAGGAGCTCAATACTTTGTTCAACCAAGTAACCCACCAGGATATAGTGTGGTGTTAGAATATAACTTATTTTAATATGTTTAGTACTACAAATCCTTATATAACAATATTTGCTGTAATACTGGCAATGTCATTCATAGTGGGTGCTATCTATTATGTAAACAGAATATTTTCAGATAACACACAAGAGATCTTAGTTAGATTTATACTATTGGTATTTACAGCTTTGGTTGGTGTGTTTGTAGTGGATAAAGTGATAGCCTTTGGTATTCCTTTATTATCTGATCATCAGAACGATCAACTATTTGATTTAATAAAAACCCTCACCTTAATGATATTTAGTTATTATTTCGGTACTAAAAAAGAAAAAGATGCAACTGAGTAAACACTTATCACTTGCTGAAGTTACAAGAAGTGAATCAGCAAAAAGAAATGGTATCAGCAATGAACCAACAGCAGAACATTTAAACAACTTTAAACTGTTAGCTGAGAAAGTATTTGAACCTATTAGAGAACATTTCAAAGTGCCTATTCATATCTCTAGTGGATATAGAAGTCTTGCTTTAAATAAGAAGATAGGTGGATCATCAAGTTCACAACACTGTTCTGGTGAAGCTATCGATATTGATATGGATGGAACAGCTATAACTAATGCTCAAGTATTTAATTATATCAAAGATAACTTAAACTTTGACCAATTGATTTGGGAATTTGGTACAGCATCTAACCCTGACTGGGTTCATGTATCATATGAATCAACTGGTAAACAACGTAAGCAAGTTTTAAGAGCCATTAAGCAAGGTGGAAAAACAGCTTACACTCCTTATAAATAATAACCAATGGCAAAACAAACCAACACTTCAGAAAAGAAAGTAAAAATTAAAGTGAGCAGACCAGGTGTGCACGCTAAAACTAAGACATCTAAAATTAAAACTTCTAAGAATTACAAGAAGCTTTATAAAGGACAGGGATAAAATGGATTGGGAATTAACATTCGCTATCTATTGGCCTCACGATAGATTTGCTATAGGATGGGATATCCTACATGCTGATGAAACATATAATTACAGCACATACATATTGTATCTAGGAATACTTACAATAACATTAGACATAAATAATTAATCTAGTTAGACTTGCTCTAACTATTTTTGTTATTTTATTTTGGTGAAAATCAGATACTAATGGTGAAAAATACTTATTTTTGTATATTAATTAATAAAATTTAAAATCATGGCAATACCATCAAGAGGAATAGGCTGGAGTAATACAGATAACCTATTATGGCAGATATCTAAGCAATTAGAACGTCTTATTAGTGTTACAGGTGCTGGAAACACGTACACTACAACTAGTACTACTACTACTGTAGCACCTACTACCACTACCACTACAACAGTGTAAAGAATTAAAACAAAACCAACTACATTATGAAAGATTTAAAATTTGTACAAGAAAAATGGTTACCTTGTCCAGGATTTGAAACTTCTTATGAAGTTAGTAATTATGGAAAAGTTAGAAGTATTGATAGATATATTTCTGGAAGAAATGGTCTTGTAAAAGGACAACTTATTCATTCTGATTTAAATCAAAAAGGATATCCACAATTAAGACTTTATAAGAATAATAAAAAATATGTTAGAAATCAACATAGATTAATTGCTTTAGCTTTTTTATCTAATTCTGATAATTTGCCACAAGTAAATCATATAGATGGTAATAAATTAAACAATCATCTATCTAATCTAGAATGGATTTCTAATTCTGATAATATGAGACATGCTTATAAGTTAGGATTAAAATGTAGCAAAGGAGAAAATAATAGTAATTGTAAAATAACAGATAATCAGGTAACCCAAATTAAACTTATATACAATAATGGAAAATCTTCTAAAGATATTTCTGAAGAACTAAGTATAAAATTACATATAGTTAGACAAATTATAAGTGGGAAATCTTGGAACTCTAATAAAACACCTCTTATGAAAAGAGATGATAGATCAAAAACCAAAAAACCAATATTATGCGTGAATTAAAGTTTATACAAAGTTGCCCAAGTGATATTTATTACACATGGCAAGTAAACCTTTGGATGGAGAGTCTAAAAGAAATAGGACATTCTGACAAAGCAATCAATCTAATTTTCACTCCTAAAGGAAGAGAGAATAGAGATAAATGGAAACAGATAGAAGACCTGTATCCAGAAGCAGAGTTTCATTACTATGCTGATGAGGATAATTTGAATCGATTGTTAGGAATCTATATTCCTGTACTTAGACCATATGTTCTTTGGAAACATTTCAAAGCACATCCAGAACTAAGTGATAAAGCTATCTTCTATTGTGACTCTGACATTCTATTCATGAAGGATTTCAATGTTGATCAGTTCTTAGAGGATGATATCAACTACTTATCAGATACAAATAGCTACATCAATGCTAAATATTTTGATAGTAAAGTGCACCAAGTGCTACCAGAAAAACTGGAAGAATATAAAGGAAGAGACATCCTTGCAGAGATTGCAAGTGTAATAGGAATAAACAGAGAAATCTGTGAAGCTAACAATGATCATTCGGGAGGAGCACAATATCTATTAAAGAATGTAGATGGTGATTTCTGGAGTAAGGTGATGAATGATTGTATTCTTATAAGAAGCTATTTACAAACAGTGAATAGAGAATTCTTTAAAGATGAGAACTCAGGATACCAAAGCTGGTGTGCTGATATGTGGGCTGTTCTTTGGAACATCTGGTTGAGAGACCAAGAAACTAAAGTGGTTCCAGAATTAGCATTTGCATGGGCAACTGATCCTATCACAAAATTGGATACCCATACAATCTTTCATAATGCAGGAATAGTTTCTGAAACAGGAAATGGATATCCAGCTTTCTACAAAGGAAAGTATCACATGGGAACTGATCCAACAAAAGACTCACATTTAGATGTTGTTTTTAATGATGAGCACTCAAGAAAATATTGCACGTGGTTCTATGCAAGTAAACTTAAACAATTACACAATAAATATAACCTATCATACTAATATGAAAGAATATAATGGTTTAGTAAATCTTAATTATCCAGATAAACCATATTGTATTTATACAATATATTCTGAAGATGAAACTGATAAAAATATTTATATAGGTGTTACTTCTGATTATAATCAAAGAGCATACAAACATTCTATAAGTAGAACTTATAAAAGATATAAAGATTTTCCATTATATATTTGGATGAATAATGTAATAGAAGAAAAGAAATTAAAAGTTATGTTTAAAGTTATTGAAAGTAACTTAACAGAAGAAGAAGCTTTTTTACAAGAAAAAGAATTAATTTCTAATTATACTGAAAGAGATTATACCATATTAAATAGTACAGAGGGTGGAAAAGGACCTACTGGAAGAACTCCTTGGAATAAAGGAAAAGTTAATGTGTACACAGATAAGCATTTGAAAAAATTATCTGATTCACATTTAGGACAAGTTTCTGGAAATAAAGGCAAAAAACATAGTGATGAATCAAAACAAATCATATCTTTAAAAAGTAAAGAGAGAATAGAAAAGGGTTGGATTAATCCTAAAAGAAAAAAAGTATATAAATATAATAAAGACAGAGTACTTTTAGTTAGTTATTCTTGTTTACAAGAAGCGGGAACAAAAGAAAATGTGTCATCTACAAGTATAGGTGAGTGGTGTAGACAAGAAAAAAGACCTAATAATGATTTTATATGGTCATATGTCGAATTAGTTTAATAATATTAACAAATAAAATTTAATAAAAATGAGTACAATCAATACAAGGCCTTTAAAAGCATTTGTTCGCTTTGATGGTTCAGGGCGAATAGTTGCAGGAAGTTTGATTCTAAGAAAGAACAAACCTAAAGTTGGTAAATGGAAAGAGATTCCAGCATATGAGTGCTGTAATCCTACTACCAGCACAACCACTACAGCTGCACCAACAACAACTAGTACAACAACTGTAGCTCTAACTACAACAACAACAACAGAACCTAGATAATCATGGCAAGAAGTAACAACAATAACAAGCTTAAGGCTTTTGTACGTTTTGATGGTTCAGGACGTATTGTATCAAGTAGTTTAATTGTACAAGCATTTAAACCAAAGGTAGGAAATTGGCAAGAAATAGATGCTAAGGAGTGTTGTAATTATGTTCCAACAACAACCACAACAACCACTGATCCAAGATAATTTAAAAACTAAATAACATGGCACTAAAATCATTGTTTCCAGATGATATGATTAGTAAAGGATCTAATAGCGAGCTTTCATTAGATAGCATTGCTGCTAAGCTTACTTACTTTCATGAACAATTACATTTGTTGCACTGGCAGACAACTAGTTATGCAGAGCATCAAGCCCTAGGAGGATTGTACGATTATGTACATGATTTCAAAGATGGTGTGGTTGAGAAGATTATGGGGTATACAGGTAAAAGACCTGGAGCTTATAAGATAGAACCTCTTGGAGCAGCTAATGCTTCTTCTGTTGTTTCTGAGCTAATGAGCTTTGCTTCATCTCTAAAAGCATATGGTGAGAAGAATAGCTTCCACGATGTATGTAACTTAGCTGATGCACTATCTGGGGAAGCGGCAAAAACCAAGTATTTGTTAACATTGTCATAATGGAGATAAACAGAAAACATTTTCCAAGAGTGATGCAAGATAATGATGAAACATTTCTTGCACATTTGGAAGGTGTTATTTCTTCTGTTGATGAACTATGTAGCTTAGAAATAACAAAGAATTTAGATTCTTATAAATTTAGAATAGCTACAAGTCTTCCTAAGTATAACAATATGGTGATAGAAGAGATATTGAAGTTCTGTAATATGTTTCACATAAGACTTGATATGAGCAAGAGTATTAAAACAACATCTGTTATTTCTTTTGAAATAAATTTGGATTTGTAACATATTTAATCTAATTTTGTGACATAAATCAATTAAATTATTTACATTATGGCAACTTACGATCCTGCTAAAAAGTACACATGGACTCCTGAAGACTCATTCACATTGACAGGAGCACAGTTTGGACTGTTCTTAAACACAGTTAGAGCTTATCTATCATCAGAAGAAGCAGCACGCTTTCAACTAATGATTCAAGCTAATGAAGTGGTAGAAAAATTAATGATTGAAGGTGTTGAATCTGATGTCATTAAAGAAGCTATAGAAGAAGTTTCTTCTAAAGACCTTTAAAGCAACATACCTGTTGGGAGACGAATAACAGGTGATTTCAAACAAAAGCTCTTCTCTATGAGAATATACGAACCAAAGAATAGAATAGATGTTACAACACCCAAGGGAGATGGGATAATTCTTTTTGTGACTGATTATGGTCATGAAACAGACACCATCTATACAATAATAATTAATCAAACTGGAGAATTATGGC